GGTCTCGACCATGCTCTCGGCGACGATCGCGAGGATCTTGTCGATGTGCGCCTGCGACAGCACCAGCGTGACCTCGTGCTTGCTGGAGTTCGAGAACGCGATTCGTCACCGATCTCACCAGCGCGTACACCCTGGTGCTCGAATGCGTAGCGGTTGCGGGAGATGATCAATTCGTTGAGATGCATGCTCATGAGTTCGGTTCCTTGGCGAGTTCGGTCAGAAGTGCGTCGGCGTGTGCTACGGCGAGCTTGGCGATGCGTTCGGGATCGTCGTGCGTCCCGAGGTAGAGCAGGCCCTCCATGGCAGCAGTCGCCATGCGTTCCCGCTTCGTCAGGCCCGGGGAGTTCACGTAGTGCTCCGCCATGGGCATCGGGTAGGCGGGGCGGGTACCCAGTTCCTTCGGATCCATGGCTAGGCCTCCGGAGCGACGAGCTGTGGCTTTGCGGACATCAGCAGCTGGGGCTGCAACGGATTGCCGAATGTCATGACCTGGTGCCACACCTTGCCGGTGAAGAAGATGCGCAGGCGTTCGCGGAGGCTCAGCTCCCAGCAGCAAGTCACGACGCCGCTATCGAAGTGCGCGGGCAGCGGCTGGTATTCCGGCTGGTCCTTCGCGATGACGACAGTCACCTCGGGGAAGGTCGCGAGCTTCATGCGGCCTCCTGCAAGGGCTCGATCGCCTCGACCTTCACGCTTGGCTTCGCAGGCTTCGAGGTGATCGCCTGCGCCAGGACCGCGTAGGTATCCGGCTCGTTGCTCTGGATGTGGCGGAGACCGGCGAGGATCAGCGACGGCTTGTAGTTGATCACCTGGTCGAACAGGCCCGTCGGGATCTCATCCTTGATGGCGTTCAGGGCAGCCTCGTCCACCGTGCGGTTGAAGCCGTACGTGACCGTGACCTTGTAGCCGTCCGTGCTGGTGGTAACGCTGCCTTCGGTCTTCGGCGTCAGCAGTGCGAGCAGGTCATTCTCGGCGCGGATCCGCGCTTCGTTTGCCAGATTCTCCGTGCGCTTGGCGAGCTGAACGTTACGCGCAGCGGCTTCGACGGTGAGCGGTTCGGTGCTCATAGTCAGGCCCCCTGCGCGATGCGGAGGTTGCGGGAGCGGCGACGTTCGCGCTTGGCCTGCGCGGCGGCGATGCGGCGGACATGCTCGGCCTTGGATCGGCGAGCACGAAGCGAGCCGCGATACTCGCCGCGATTGCCGAAGTCCCAGCTGCCACGGATCACATGGGTTTTCGGGTTCGGGACAATCTGCGTGTCGCCGACAACGATGCTGCGAACCCCATGACCGATTCCGGCAATGAGTGCGCCGAGGGAGAGAAGAGTCCTGCGGTACATATCGTTCTCCTGGTTCAAGCCGCGGCGCGCGCCGGGGCGGGCGGGATGTAGTTCGGGTCGTTCGCGGCGTGACCGGCCGCGATGCGGGCGAAAGTGGGTGTGCTCATGCTGCGTACCTGTCGATGCGGGCCTCTTCGGCCTCGCGCTGAGCGCGATTCAGGGTCAGCGCGAGCACGCGCTGGTCCAGCTCATCGCGGTGGGCATCGAGGAGCTCGTCGACGGCCTTGGTCAGGTCGGCGCGGTTTGCCTCGACAATGTGGCCCTCGTCGTCGACCTCGATCTCGTACGGCCCCTGGAGGACGGCGACGACGGGATCATTGGCAGCGGACGGCGCGAAGGGCGCGAGCGCAGCGGCGAAGGCGGGGTGCATGCCTTTCATGCGGCAACCTTCATGGCGGCCTTGTGGCTACCGTCCATGTAGTGGATGTACGACGGGAGACCCCAGCTGAGAGTGGGCTCGTAGCCATCGGCAACAGGTGCCCACTTCTCGCCGTACAAGGTCGGCACGTCTTCGCCGTCATCGCTGCCATACCAGCGGTCACCGCAGCACCCGCAATCGCGGCCTTCGTTAACGCCGTTGAAGTAGAGGCCGATCAGCTCACCCCGTGCTTCAGCATGTGCAGAGTCGACAGCCTGAACAAAGACCGTCATGCCGATGCCGGCTTCAGCGTCATGGTCGAAAGTTCCGCCACTGTTGTTCTGACGGAAGGCGAAGAATTTCAGCGGAGCGGCGCTCATCGCACACCCCCGACGCACACGATGTCGTTGCGGCCGTTGCGGTTGACGGCGATGGCCTGCATGCCGGTCGCCTCGCAGCGGTGCTGCGCGTCGCGGACGCGCTGGTCGATCTCGGCGAGGTCAAAAAGCTGGCTGACCAGAACAACGAAGCCGAGGAGGGCGAGGACCGTGATCATCCAGGCGTGCTGGGCGCCGCCGGTCTTGGTTGGAGTCGCAGCCGGCGGGGCCGGCTTGGAGTTCACTGCGTTACGGAAGTCGTAGCGCGCGCCGCTGCTGATCGACTCGTACTGCTCGATACCGGCGCGCTGGCGGATCGTGTGCGTCATGAGGTTCTCCCAAGCCGGCCAGTAGCGGCGGCGTGGGAGAACAATACGAAACGAATTTGTGGTCGTCAATACGTTTCGTATCAGAAATCCGAAAAGAATTATACGAAGCGGGCTGGGTTCAGCCTGCGTTTATGATTGTGTAGAAATTCGGGGCACAAAAAAGCCCGCTCGAGGCGGGCTTATCGGCTTAAGCGGGATGGCGCTTGCCGCTACATGTCCTTCATCATGACGCCTGTCTGGGCATCTTGGCTCCAGACGTGGGTCAGGGAGCCATTGTTGAACATGAACCGGTAGGGGCGGACACCGACGTAGCCGCCGAAGCTGTTCTTGGCATTGACCGTGCCTTTGAGGACCCAGCCGGCGTCAATCCCGCCGCCCAGGATTGGGGGCGCCTTGACCCAGCCGGTCGCTACAGGCTGCCAGGTGTAGACCGCCGAGTAGGGGTCCTTGAGGTGGCGTTCCATATAGGACTTCGCCTGATCTTCAGCGCTCTGCTGGCTGACGGGCTGACCGTAGTCCAGGTGCGAGAGCTCGTCCTGCGTCGGCATTCTGGCGCACGCCGTCATCGTTCCGGCGGTCAGGACCATGGCCGCGGCCACGAGTAAGTGCTTCATTTCCCCTGTATCTCCCTGTGTGCGCCCGCGCTGCCCTCACGAGCTGGTGCTATCAGGCCTTGCCGCGCATGGAGCGCACGATGGCAAGGACCGCCTGTTGCTGCTCCTCAGAGAGGTCGCGCATCTCCCTGGCCGTGATGGCCGGGACGCGCTCCTCGACTAGCTCGACCTCGCCCTGCGTGATCGTGTCCAGATCCGTCTGCAATACATCCAATAGTGCCTTCAGCTCTTCCATATTCCACCGCGAACCCCGTGTGCCGTTGAACCATGACGTGACGGTGGAATAAGCACGATCGATGCCACGTTTGGCCAGTTCAGCCACCACGTCCTCGTTCGTCATGCCCAGCGCGTCTCGACGCGCGGTGAGATTCTCAGAGATCTTGCTCATAGGTTGAGACGCCTTCATGCGCCCGTGTGGCGTCGAAGGTTCCAAGGGTAGGGGGACCCCTTGCATTCCAGAAATTCGTTTCGTATTCTGCGGAAAATTCGATTCGAATGGATCAACCATGGATGCACGCTCCTACTGGCAGGCTTACGTCGACCGCACTGGCGGTGTCCGCGCCGTTTCCGAGCGCCTTGGACTTCCCTACTCGACCGTGACCTCCATCACCAATGGACACCGTGGCATCGGGCGGGACCTGGCTGCGCGCATTGTCGAGGCCGACCCGGGGCTCGATCTGTCGGTGCTCGTATGGGTACGCCCCAAGCGCGCCGTTTGCAACGACGCCATCAACGGGGAAGCCGCTTAAATGGCCTGGTGCCCGGAGTGTCTGGGAAACAAGTGGCCGAGGAGCGGTCGCTTTCCCAAGGGCTTGTGCGATCGCCACCGCGATGCGGAGATCGCCAAGCGCGTAGCCCATCGCGCTGCGATCAGTGCTGGAGCATCCCGGCGCTGGGCTGAGGTCAAGCGCACTGACGCCGAAATCGACTGGCGCAACTGGGCCATCCGCTCCGTAGCACGCGCCGTGCGCAATGGATGGCTCCCCGACCTGTCGACTGGCGAGTACGCCTGCGTCGATTGCGACGGTATCGCCGACCGCTGGGAGCACCGCGACTACGCCCACGTCCTCGATGTCGAGCCGGTTTGCCACGCCTGCAACATGCGTCGAGGACTCGGCCGCATGCCTGTCTTCTCCCGAGTCTTCGCCCGTCATCCGAGCGCGCAAGCGCGCGGCGAGGGCGAGGGCTCGCTGGGAAATCGGGCGGCCTAAGCGCAACGACATAGCAATTCCTTCCGGCGTCTGGTTGTCCATGGCGCCAATTTATTCGCCGCAGCGCGGCAAAACACGTTCACCAGGGGCAACACATGCACATCCTCGACGTAGCTAAGAAGACCACGAAGTCCTTCCCGGACTCCTACGAGGGCGCCGGTACCGCGCTGGGCATGTCGCCCAATGTGCTACGCAACAAGGTCAGCAAGGCGAACGAGACCCACCACCTGTCGGTACTCGAAGCCATGGATCTCATGCGCGAGGCCGAGGATGCGCATGTCCCGGACCCGCACGCACTCCTGCGCGCCATGGCCGCCGAGTTCGGTTACGAGCTCGTGCACGAAGGGCAGGGACGCGGTGCCTGCGATCTCTCCTTGGCCGAGAAGCTCATGCAGACGACCCAGAAGTCGTCGGAGCTCGGCATGGAAATCATCAGCTCCATCGCGGACGGGCATGTCGATCCGCGCGAGATGGAGCGCATCACCGAGCGCCGCCGTGAACTCACGCGTACCGCCGTGGAGCTCGAGGAAATGACGCGCGGCTTCACCGCGCCCGCAGTCACACCGCTCCGGAGGGTGTCATGAACGCACAGATGAAAGAGGCGCCGCGCGCGGCGAACCTCAGCAATACCGTCAACGGCTTCGAGATCAGCAAGCGCTTCCGCGATCTGCTGACGAAGTTCGACAAGCTCTACGACTACATGAAGCTGGCGAACAAGACGCCACCGTGCCTGCGCCTGAAGCGCGCCGACTACCGCGACCTCGATGCCCTCGTCCGTCAGCAATCCCAGGGCCAGCGTCAGCTGGCGAACCTCACCTACCGCAACCTGCCCATCCTGTCCGCCGGAGAATGACCATGGACGATCTCGACCGCGCCGAAGCCTACGAATCCAAGATGCGCGAAGTCGCGCTGCAGCGTCACGCGCAGCGCCCGCGCGTCATCCCTGATTGCGAGGAGTGCGGCGAAGTGCCCGCGCACGTCACCGCAACCGGTCTCATCTGGCGCGTCTGCGCCGACTGCGGCGAAGCCCTCATCGCCGCCAAGAAAGACGCCTGATCCATCACCGCATAAGGACACCCCATGTTCTTCCGAAACCTGACCCTGTTCCGCTTTTCCCGCGAAACCGCGCTCGATCTTGAGCGCCTCGACGAAGTGCTGCCGGAGCATGCGCTGCGGCCCGTTGGCCCGATGGAGTTGTCGGCGCGTGGCTTCGTGCCGCCGCTGGGCGGCGAGGGCGACATGCTCACGCATGCGGTGAATCGCAACACCATGGTCACCATGGGTAGCGAGGACAAACTCCTGCCGTCATCCGTAATTGCCGATGCGGTGGCTGTCCGCGTGAAGAAGATCGCCGAGGACGAGGGGCGCAAAGTCGGCGGGCGCGAGCGGAAAAAGATCAAGGACGACGTGCTGAACGAATTGGTGCCGCGCGCCTTCGTGCGCACCGGCCGCCTCAGCGCCTACGCCGACCGTAAGAACGGCTGGCTCGTTGTGGACACCGCTTCCCGTAAGGCGGCAGAGAACCTGCTCTCGCAGATGCGTGAGGCACTGGGCTCGTTCCCGGCGGTTCCGCTGTCGCCGCAGGAATCGGTCCGCATCCTGATGACACACTGGGTCAGCACGGGTGAACTTCCCATGGGCTTTGCTCTGGGCGACGAGTGCGAGTTTCGGGATCCGGCCACGGCCTCGGGCGCCATCGCGCGCTGCCGCCGGCAGGACATGGAGACGGAGGACGTGAAGGAGCATCTGCGGCAGGGCAAGCAGGTCTTCCGCCTCGGTCTCGTCTTCGATGACCGCATCACTTTCGTGCTCGGCGAAGACCTGGTGCTGCGCAAGGTGAAGTTCACCGATGTCGTACTGGGCGAGCAAGCGGATAACCACGAGAACGCCGCGGCTGAGGCCGACGCCAGCTTCGCGCTCATGACGCTCGAATTCGAGCGTCTGCTGGGCAAGCTTGCGGAGCTCTTTGTGATCGGGAGGCCGGAGTGATGCTCTCGCGCCGGTTGAAATTCGTTGCTGAACACGTGCTGTTCTTCATGGCCTTGTATTTCGGGTATGTCCATGGCGTCGATGGGGCGCGTAAAGCGGCATGCGCTGTCGTTTGGGTAACGCTGCTTGTTGCTGTGATAGCGTTTGTCCCATGTATTACGGACCAGGTTCGTGCAAGAGGGCCGTCGGTGCCTCGATGGTCGATGTGCCTGAGCATGTGCGCTCCAGCCCTGTTCCTGTACTGGTTCGGTGATTTTATCCTTGGGAGCGCGTGCCTTCTTAGCCTGATGCTTGCCTCTCACATCCATTACGGACCGGAGGGCCTGAAGGCATGATTCCATACGCATCGAAAGACACGATCATCGCGCTGTGCAACCTCACGATGGCGATCGCCGAACCATGGCTGCGGGCGGGATTCAAGGTTGTAATGGTGGACCCTCAGCACCCTCAGGGCGTCACGGTGCGGGGCAACCTGACACTGATCGGCAGCACGATCATCGAGGCCATGCCTCACCTTGGCCCGATCATCCGGTCGGGTAGGGTGTTCGGTGTCTTTGGGTTCCCGCCATGTACTGATGTATCCCTCAGTGGCACACGGTGGTGGGAGGCGAAGCGCAAGGCCGATCCGTACTTCCAGGCCAAGGCGGCGCTCGTCGCCGAACAGTGCAGGATGATCGGCGAGATGTCTGGCGGCTGGTGGCTATTCGAGAATCCAAAGTCGGCGTTCAGCCGCATCTTCGGCGCTCCGCAGTACAAGTTCCAGCCATACAACTTCACCGGCCTCTGTCCCGACGACAACTACACGAAGGAAACCTGGCTTTGGACCGGGGGGGATTCGTTATGCCTGATTTCTGCATGCCATACGAGGTCACCGACTCCATCGAGATGGTTGTTGCGCATCTTGGTCGAATGGTGGCGAAGCGCGAGGCCCTGGCCTATTCAGGTTGGTCCGAAGCCCAGCGCGCGCATGTCGTCGCCAGCTATCCGGATAACCGCATCCACGATGCTGGACCGGATGACGACAGGGCGAATTTCCGGAGCGCCACCCCGCGCGGATTCGCACGAGCCGTATTCGAAGCGAACGCACGCCCGTTTCAGCCTGCACTGGCGCTCGCCGCATGATCGGGCCGTGCACAAAACAGGTGGTTACCGCGACTATCGTAACTCCCGATGGGCGACGCTTCGTGGGAACGAACTACGTGCGCAATCACCAGCTCGTGTGTCCGCGAGAGGGCATGCCATCGGGCCACGGCTACGAGCTCTGCCGCGACGTATGCCACCAGGTGGGACATGCCGAGGTGGTCGCAATCGCCGAGGCCGGTGAGCAAGCGGCGGGAGCGACCCTGTACCTCGAAGGCCACACGTACGCGTGCGCGCCATGCAAGGCCGCAGCCGCCGGCGCGGGCATCGTTGAGATCGTCATCTCCTCGCCGCCGGAGCAGGCATGACCTGCGCTCTATTCAGCCTGCCGTCTTGCCTTGAAGCGAGCTACGCGGGCGGGCAGCGTGAACATGTAGGTAAGGAATGTTTCAACGAAATGCGCAGCATCCGCCGCATCCTCCTGCGAAACCTCGTCTATTTCGTGCATGTCATTACCGACGACCCGCACAGTATCGGCCCACTCCATCATCGAGGCAGGTATAAAGAGCTTCTCCGCGAGCTTTTTGAGTCGCCGATCCATCTTGAATGGCGTCTCCTCTTCGATTCCAAGGCCAGCCCAAAGAATCTGAGTGGCTCGATCAAGGCTCGTCCTGAACGATCCGGCGGCAGGAGTCCACATGCCTCGGGCCAGGATCGCCTTGCCTTCAACAAAGGCTTGCGCAACGCGCGCAGGAACATCCTCCGGAGCTTCGTGCCTGTCCACTTCCGGGACCGTCCTGACGAAATCGATGTTCTGAAACTTGGAGACGTCACCGTTTCCGGCGTGCGCTCCACTAAGCACGGCGTTCATGTGCGTCCGGATGATCACGATGCAGTGCTTTTCGCAGTGGACGCACTTGCCGAGAGTCTCTCGATCGCCGATTTGGGCCGATCCAATTGGCTCGGAGGCCCAGATGATCGTAAGGATCGATTTCTCGTGCCCGCAGCGGGGGCACGGCTCCGAAACAGTGTACATGCGCTTCTCTCCCTGATTTTGGCACCGATCATACGGGGACTTCGTCGTTCCCGCAGCACCTGGACGATCAAGGCATGACCCAAAACCTCCAAGCCGCATTGCGGTACGCCGAGATGGGGTGGGCGGTCCTTCCGCTCCACTTCATCAAACCCGGCGGGCGCTGCAGCTGCGGTGACCCGCACGACGGCACCGGACCGACGAAGCTGGCGGCCAACAGTGTCGGCAAGCACCCGTACCAGGCGCTTGTCCCGCAGGGCGTCCATAACGCCAGCACGCGTGTCGACACGATCATGAGCTGGTTCTCGTCGGCGCCGCAGGCCAACATCGGCATCGCCACGGGCTCGGTCTCGGGCTTCGATGTGCTCGACGTGGACCCGCGCAATGGCGGCGACGACACCCTGATGGTCGCCGAGCAGACCCGCGGCAAGCTGCCGGAGACCGCGATCGCCCTGACCGGTGGTGGCGGCTACCACTACCTCTTCAAGCACGACGGCGCCCGCCTGCGCAGCCCGGGCCGAGGCGTCGACATCAAGTCCACCGGTGGCTACATCGTCGTGGAGCCTTCGACCCATGTCTCCGGCGGCACCTACGCGTGGGAGGGCAGTGCCGACCCCACGGACGGGCATGCGATCGCCTCCGCGCCCGAATGGCTGCGTGCCCCCGCCGTGACCGCGCCGACCGGGACGTACGTCAACGGTGTGGGCCATCTCGACAAGCAGCGCATCGCCGATCTTCAGGCAGCGCTCGCGCACCTGGATGCCGGCGAGTACTCCACATGGATCAGCGTTGGCCAGGCACTGCACAGCACCGAGGCGCCGGAAGCTTTCGAGCTGTGGGATGCCTGGTCCCAGACCGCCCCGAACTACGACAACAGCACGACGACGAAGTGGCGCACCTTCCGCGCCAACGGTCCGCTGCACGTGGAGAGCATCTTCGTCTGGGCGCGTGACGCGGGATGGAATGGCGAGGCGCAGCGTGTGGCCGATGAGCCTGGCAACATCGTCCCGTTCCAGCCGAAGGTGCCGGACCAGCTGCAGGCTGGGACGCCGTCACAGCTGCTCCGCCTGCCAGGCGTGCTCGGGGGCGTCGTCGACCTCTACAACCGGACCGCCCCGAAGCCGCAGCCCCAGTTCGCCGTGCAAGCCGCGCTCGCCCTGGGCAGCGTCGTGCTTGGTCGTCGCTTCCGCACCACCCGCGACAACTGGTCGGCCATGTACTTCGTCAACGTCGGCAAGTCCGCCAGCGGCAAGGAGCATCCCCGCACGGTGATCGAGGCATGCCTCGACGCCGCCGGCATGGGCCACCTCATCGGACCCGCCGGCTACACCTCCGACAGCGCCGTCTTCTCCACCCTCTACCACCAGCCCTGCCACATCACGGTCATCGACGAGCTGGGCGACCTGCTCGGCAACGCCAAGGCCCAGGGCAACTTCCAGAAGCGCCAGGCCGTGACCGAACTGGTGAAGTGCTGGGGACTCCTGCACGGCGCGCTGCGCCCGCAGGGCTACTCGACCATGAGTCTGACCCCTCAGCAGCGCGCGGAAGCGGCCAAGCGTGTCGTACAGCGTCCCTCGCTGACCCTGATGGCGATGACCACCCCGCAGACCTTCTACGACAGCATCGGGGAGTCCAGCATCGAAGGCGGCTTCCTCAACCGCCTGCTGATCGTCGAGTCCTCGATCGGTCGCCAGATGTCGCGTCCGGTGGATCAACTGGAGGTGCCGGACTCGGTGATCGAGTGGTGCCATGCGGTCCGCGCCGGGCAGGGCGGCAACCTCTCCGGCATCGACATCGGCGCCGACGCGGTACCGACCCCGCGTGTCGCGGAGTTTACCGACGAAGCCCGCGCCGCCTTCCGCGCTTACGAGGCGGCATGCCTGGAGTCCATGGACCAGCTGGACGGGGAGCGGCTCGCGGAGATGGAGGGGCGCAGCGTCGAGAAGGCCATGCGCATCGCCCTGATCCTCGCCGTGTCCGACAGCGTCACGACCCCCTTCATCCGGCTCGAGCACGCCCGCTGGGCGATCGACTACGTGAAGCACTACACCGTGCAGACCATCGAGGCGATCCGCCGGAACATGCACGGCTCGCAGTTCGCGAAGTGGCGCTCGGACATGCTCGACATCGTCCGCAGGGGTGGCCTGCGTGGCCGTACCGAGCGCGAGATGGCGAAGCTGTCCCGGACCTATGCGGGGATGGAGCCGCGCATGCGCAAGGCGGTCATGGACAGCCTCAGGGCCGACGAGCTGGTCGCCTTCATCGACAGCAAGGCGGGTGGTGGTCGCGGCAAGACCAGGCTGGCATGGATTGCCACGCAACCCGACGCGGAGGACGAAGCGGCATAACCGCCGACAAATCGCCGACACCCGGTGCCCCCGATTATAACCGTTGGGGCCCAACGCCTAGAGCTTAATCGCCGACAATTTCCTTAAGACCTATTTTTTTGGGAAGAGAGAGGTCCCTATACGTGTATGAGTAAAAAAAAGAAGTATTTAATTTTTATTCTCTATCTACCTCTAAGCCTTGTGCCCCAACACTTATAACCGCCGACAAGGGTGTCCCCGATTTGTCCCCGATTAAATCGGGTAAGCCTGCTGTGAGGGTCGGGGCATGAACGACGAGCACATCGAGGCGGTGCTGCTGATGCGGCAGGTCGAGGGCGCGACGAAGGACTGGCCCGAGCTGCGCTGGTTCCATGCGATCCCCAACGGCGGGCATCGGTCCAAGGTCGCAGCTGGCAAGCTGAAGGCCGAGGGCGTCCGTGCCGGGTCAGCGACTATTCCTGCCCGTACCGCGCGACGGCTTCCACGGTCTCTACCTGGAGCTGAAGAAGGTCCGCGGCGGTCGGGTCAGCCCGGAGCAGCGCGACTTCCTCGCCTTCGTCCGGGAGCAGGGCTACCGCGCCGAGGTCTGCAAGGGCTGGCAGGAGGCGTGGGGCGTGCTGAGTGACTACCTGGCGGCCGAGGGCTGCGAGCAGATGCGGGAGGCGGCGTGAATCCCAAAGAGAGCGTCTACGAGTCCCTGACGATCGCGTGCCTGCATGCGGTGCGCCGAGCTGTTGCCAACCGGTGGCCTGAGCGCCCGGTCGATGACGGCGACGAGGCTGCGCTGCATCGGGTTGCTCCACTGACCCACGAGATCAGCAACGTCCACGGGACGAGTTCGGCCAAGGTACGGAAGCACCTGCGGCAGCTCCAGGCCGAGGGTTGCGTGATCTGCTCGTCGCATCCCGGTTGGACGAGCCGGTGGTGGCCCACTGGGTTCGCCGATGCCTTGGCGGCTTCCCGGGTCACCGAGGGAGCGCAGGTGTTCTACGAGATGCCGGCGATTGTCGGCAAGGAGGCGGCGTGATGCAGCTCCTCTTCGGCGACTGCCTCGAAGTCATGGACCAGATCCCGGACGGCAGCGTGGACATGATTCTCGCCGACCTGCCGTACGGTACGACGCGGTGCGCGTGGGACGTGGTGATCCCCTTCGACCCCCTCTGGGAGCAGTACTGGCGGGTGGCGAAGCCCAACGCCGCGATCGTACTCTGCGCGGCTCAGCCATTCACATCACTCCTGGTCACCAGCAACATGGCCGACTACCGCTACGAGTTGATCTGGGAGAAGGGCAACGCCACGGGCTTCCTCAACGCCAAGAAGCAGCCCCTTCGGGCGCACGAGAGCGCGCAGGTCTTTTACCGTCGCCAGCCGACCTACAACCCGCAGATGACCAGCGGGCACGCGCGGAAGACGACGAAGCGCAAGACCGTCAGCTCCGAGGTTTATGGGAAGTCGCTGCGCTTGACGGAATACGACTCCACCAAGCGGTACCCGAGATCGGTCCAGTTCTTCTCCAGTGACCGCCAGCGCGCGAATTTCCACCCCACCCAGAAGCCGGTGGCATGGATGGAGTTCCTGATCCGTACGTACTCGAACCAAGGGGAGGTCGTCCTCGACAACACGATGGGTAGCGGCACCACGGGTGTGGCGTGCCTGAATACGGGCCGGGACTTCATCGGCATCGAGAAGGATCTCGACATCTACGCCACCGCCCACGACCGCATCGCCGCGCACCGCGCGCAGTTCTTCAAGGAGGCCGCATGATCGTCCGCAAATTCCCCCGCAACACCGCCGGGCGTGACTTCATCGTCGGCGACATCCATGGCTGCTTCGACGCCGTGCGCGCCGCGATGGCCGACGCCGAGTTCAACGAAGCGCAGGATCGGCTGTTCTCCGTGGGCGATCTGGTCGATCGCGGCCCGTCGTCGGAAGAGGCCGTCGACTGGATCGCGCAGCCTTGGTTCCACGCCGTGCGCGGCAACCACGAGCAGATGGCCATCGGCGTCGCCGGCGGCCGCCATGACCTGCACACCTACGCCATGAACGGTGGCCGCTGGTTCATCGCCCTCGACGACTACCGGCAGCAGCTCACCGCGCAGGCGTTCGAGACCCTGCCGGTCGCCATAGAGATCGACCACACGGAGGGGCGCATCGGTCTCGTGCACGCCGAGGTCTATGGCGACTCGTGGGACGACTTCACCGCGGCGCTCGCTGGCGACCTGTCGAAGAGCAAACACCGCAACCTGCTCGAATACGCCCTATGGTCCCGGTCGCGCTGGCAGGCGCACCGCAGCGGCTACAGCACGGCGCCGATCAAGGACCTGCGAGCGCTGTTCGTCGGGCATACGCCAGTCGAGGATGTGCTCACGCTCGCCAACGTGGTCTATGTCGACACCGGCGCGGTGTTCAAGGGCGGCAGGCTGACCCTTGCGGAGATCAGTAGCCTGGTGCCGGCGAACGATGGCGAGGGGAGGGAGGCGGCATGACCACGATCCGATGCCTGATCCACAAGGTCGAATGGGGTGCCGCCGTCTTCGAAGACGGCAAGCCCGACGACTGGTTCGAGGATTGTCCCGTGTGCGTGCGCGAGCGCGCCGATCGGATGTACGTCGAGCGTAACAAGGCGATCGCCGAGCGGGGGACACTGATCGATGCCCTGCGCATCGTCCGCACGCATGTCGCGGTGACCCGATGAAGCCCTCCGAGGTCAAGACGCACTTTCCCACCGAGGCGGCGCTGTGTGAGGCGTACGCGGCTTGGGCTCGCCTGCGAGGCTACACCGTGTATCCGGAGACGGCGGGCTGGGACATGCTGCTCGTTGACGCCGATGGTAGGCAGACCGGCATCCAGGCGAAGATGGACCTGAATCTCAAGGTCATCGCGCAAGCGCTGAACGATGGCTGGTATCACGAGTATCCGGGTCCCGATCACCGCGCCGTCCTGGTCCCGTTCACGCGCGAGGGTGTCGACGCCATCCTTGCCCGTGTCGGGCTTGGGATCTTCGTGCCGCGCGATGCGTCGTACACGATGGATGCCCTCAAGCATGGCCTGAAGTGGACGTTCGACGATCACCACTACACGCTGCCGATGTTCGACTGGAACCCGTCGAAGCGGTGCGAGCTGCCGGACTACGTGCCCGATGTCCCCGCCGGTGTGCCGGCGCCGCGAACGCTGAGCCCGTGGAAGGTCGGTGCGCTCCGTGTCCTGGCGAAGCTCGAAGTGCAGGGTTACCTCACCCGGGACGATGTGCGCGAGTGCAAGAACGACCCGCGCCGCTGGTGCGCGTCCGATGGCTGGCTTGTGCAGCTCGGTGGAGGCAGGTGGGGCAGGGGTCCGAACACTCCGACGTTCGGTGCGGACCATCCCGCCATCTACACGCAGATCCTTGCGGAGGAGCGGGTCCGGGGCGAGGTGAGGAGGGCGGCTTAGGTTCGCCTTGCTGCCTCTGGCACCTCGACACCCAGCTGGGTCTTTGCGTCTAGCGATATCGGAGGCAGTAGGACGGCGGCCTCGATCACTTCTGGCAATACGCGGATCGATTCGATGGAATCGATCGCGATTTTCGGATCGCCTCGAAACTCGGCGCGTGACACGGTGGGATAGCGAACAAATCCCAGCCACGCCTGCTCGAAGGCCTTGCGTGGTTCATCATCGAGGTAAAGGGCGTTTTCCATCCACCATTTTCGGATTTCATCGCTCGCCCTCCTGTGAGTCGCAGCGGGCTCGAAGACGTCCATGAACATCGTGTAGGCCACTCGATACGCGTCCTGATGAACTTCGAGCCGCTTCTCGAGCGCCGCCGATCTCATCGTCTGGTGGGCACTCAGTTCGGCGGTGAGCTTGGCCAGCCCTCGAGCGTTCGTGTCGCGGATGTCCTCGACGATTTTGGTCAGCTTGCCGAGATCCTCTTTGGCTGCGCGGTTCTTCCCCTTCTCGGCCATGTAGCCGCGGAAGAAGCCACCAGCAAGCCCGCCGAGAAAGGCGAGCACAGCGATCGCCGCTGCGTATGCGAAGTCCATGATGCCCCCAGTCAATTCCGTATCCCGTAACGCGCTCGAGCTCGTGCCAGAGCGCCATCCATGCCCTGCGCCCGTCGGCGAGCGCGGTACGCCGCTACGCCACCAACGATCATGCCGACCAGCGCCACCACGCCGAGCGCGAAGAACGCGAGGTCGATCCAGTCGTCCAGTTCGGTGCGCGGATGGTAGCGGCGCGGCCGGAGTGCTGCCTCGACAAGCCCCAGAATGTCCATGTGCCTATTCCCCTGTACAACGTTTCCCCGAGCCCTACGATTCGCGCGTACGGGCCGCGCCCGAGTATCTCATCGCACCAGAGCAGGGGCCACAGCATGACGACCTTCGACACCTCACGCCCGTCGTTCCGCGAGCGCGTCTTCGCCCTCGCCGGGCACGGCACCTGGCGCGAGCCGACCAACGCCGGCACCTCGCATATCCGCAGCATGCCCGCCGACCACATGATCGCCGCGGCGCTGAGCTTCGGCCGGCGGAGCCCGCAGGACATCGGTCCGGACATCGCCATCGACATGGCGACCGGCCGCGCTGGCAACTACGGCAAGGTCTGCGCCGCCCTGGGCCGGGCCCTCAACGGCGACCGCTCCGCGCTGGTGAAGCGCAACCGGGCGAACATCGGCCACGTCACCATGGCCGCCTACCACGTTGTGCTTGGCCGGGCCTGCCCGGGTGCCCCGGATGGTGTCAGCGAGAGCGACTGGGGTGATCTGGTGGCCGCCGCTGCCCACGTGCTGGAGCAACTTGCCGAAGATGCGCTGCAGTTGGCGGCGCGTCGGGCGCGGCGGGCCGCATGAGGCCGGGCACAGCCCCGAGCCTGTTATCGTCGTTTACAGCCACCGCACTGTACTGGGATGCCCTGCATGAAAGTCCATGAAGCCACCCAGCCGGGTCCGTATTGGTGCTCGCACGACTTGGCCTACTGGATTCCCGAGGGCGCCACGTACGAGGTCCGGTGGAGCGTGATCGAGCTTGGCGCGGACGGGCACTTCTACGCACCGGGTAGCGACGTGCACATCACTCGCGGAGAGATCCCGGACTATGTGGAGCTCGCGGGGCCTCTGGAGCCCATAGCGGGCCAGTGGATGCCGATCGAGACCGCCCCGAAGGATGGCACGCGAATCCTCATCCATGTGCCTAGCATGCGGCGCAGACCGGTGTTTGAGGCGTGGTGGGTATTCGACCGATCAGGGGTCAGCGGGAGGTGGTGCACGATGGGAATGCCTGTCGGCGAAGATGACCGGGTCTTGCCTGAGCTGGCAAAAAACTGGATGCCGATCCCGGAGCCGCCTGGGTCGTGAGACTTTACAGATGATCGCCTTGCGTTAGCATCCGGATCCAGATGAGGACCCACTAACGCAAGGAGAGTCGTATGAAGATCAACATCCCAGTCGGAGCCAAGCAGGTTCTGGCACATGCCGCCATTGGCAAGTACGCACTGAGCGACGCGCACGGCCTTGTTTTGATCGGTTCGCACTCCAGGGCGCCACAGGGATCTGGATTTGTGCAGATCCGCATGTCGGATCGGCAAATGATCCACTGGCCGGGCAGCAACCAGCTGGGTGGCGAGGTCGATATGGTCATCGATCTCGAAGTCGACGACGTGCAGGTGATCGTCGAAGGCGAGGGCAGGCCTGACACGATTCGCGAGACCGTGCCCGGCGACCTATTCGTCGATGAGAAGGGGGTCTACATCGTCGGTAAGCGCTACGCCTCCGGTGCGCCCAACGTGATGGGTGTCCATACTCGGCAATCGGAGCACAACGAGATCGGGCGCGGCCAGATCTTCGACAAGTGGAAGCTGATCGGTCGTCGTAAGGGCGAGGTCGTGTTCGAAGTCGAACTCGGAGCGTCTTGACAACGTTCCGCTTCGCGCAAGAATCCCATCATCGCATCACTGTGACCTCAGCGAGCGGAGCATCTAGACCCGATCGCTGATTAGGGGCCTCGGCCCCGGCGGCATCCCGAAAGGGACGGAGCCTTGTGGACTGGGGTACGAACGACCGCAGCACATGCCGCTTTTGAGCGAGGCGCGACGGCGCCGGCAGGCCTTCCAAGCCAGGCACGAAGGGTTCGAGTCCCTTGCTTCGCTCCACTCTTCACGCGCCCCGCCTAACCAGCGGGGCGTTTTCTTTTGGGGTGCAGGAAACTCCCCCGGACCGGGCGCCCCTCCCAGTCGTCAGCCGCGCAAGGCGGCTCTCCTGCACCCCAAATCCTCTGAGCCGGCCGTTGCCCCAGGGCGACGCAGCCTCGCGTGAGCGGGCGCCGGACCCTATGAGACCCGCCCATGAACGACGAAGACGTTTCGACGGTCGATTACGCGCAGGCGCCTGGCTTCACCATCGTGCCGGGGCAGAACACGTTCGCAGGCCATGTCATCTCGCGCCCGCGCGCGGTTGGGCGTTACGTGCTCGGCAACGGCGACCTCGGCCATCACTTCTACCTGACCCGCAAGCCCGGTCGCATTGAGCGTTTCTTCGCGCGCCGCCTGCTCGGCCTGACCTGGGTGGCCTCCGCATGCTGATCGGCATCGCTGGCCCGAAGCGTTCGGGCAAGACCACGCTCGCCGAGGGCCTGTGCAAGGTCTTCAGCCTCGAGCACCACAGCTTCGCCGGACCTATCCGGGCGTTCGTCGCCAACATCCTCGGCTACACGCTCGAGGGGCTCGAGTTGCGCAAGGAAGAGCCGGTCGTCTGGCTGGACGGCAAGACGCCGCGTCAGCTCATGCAGACCGTGGGAACTGAGTGGGGCAGGGTGACCGTCCACGACGACCTCTGGGTGCGATCGCTGCTGGCCCGCGTGCCCGCCGAGGGCGCCGTGATCTCGGACGTGCGGTTCCCGAACGAAGCCGAGGCCATCCTCGCCGCCGGTGGAATCGTCATCCAGCTGAGCCGCCCCGGCACTGGCGAGGGCGACGGGCATGCAAGCGAGGTGCCGCTCCCCGCGTCATGCGTCACGCAAGCATGGAAGAACAACTCGACCGAGCATGACCTCATCGCTTCCGGCGCGTTCTTCGTCGCCAAGCACTACGGCATCGAGGTCCAGCTCGCATGATCTGCCCGAAGTGTGGTGAGGACGCTGCTGTTCGTAATGGCGGCATGCGGTGCATCTGCCGGTCCTGTCGCAAGTCCAGCATGGTGCCTCTGCAGCGCACCGAGGCGGAGATCGCTGAGACCTCGCTCGCGCGCCACGGCTGGGCGCCCGAGGCTGACCTGAAACACCCGCTGCCCGCCGGCCAGAAGCTCCGCGGCATGTCCACGCTGTACAAGGGCGACGGCTCGATCGGCGCCCAGTGGATCAAGACCAAGGAGGACGACGCCGAGCAGGCGGAGATCTTCCGCGCCGCATGCGAGGCAATGGCCGCTGATCTGCCGCAGGTCAGCCCGCGCGCCGCCAAGGGCGTGTATCGCGATGACCTGATGGCGGTCTATCCCATCGGCGACCCGCACATCGGTATGTACGCCTGGAAGGACGAGACCGGCGACAACTGGGATCTCGACATCGCCGAGCGCGTCCACTGCGGCGCGATGGCTGAGCTGGTCGCCCGGTCCCCGGCGGCCCGCCGCGGCGTCGTGCTGAACCTGGGTGATGCCCTCCATTACGACTCGCTGGCGGCGGTGACGCCGCGCAGCGGGCACAACCTCGACGCCGATGGCCGCTACGCCAAGATGGCGAAGGTGGCCGTGAAGACCCTGCGCCAGTGCGTGGAATCCGCACTCCTCGTCCACGAGGAGGTCGAGGTGATCAACATCCCGGGCAACCACGACGAGACCGGCGCGCTCTGGCTGGCCGTGGTATTCGCACACATCTACGAGAACGAGCCTCGGGTCAAGGTCCACACCAGCCCGTCGCTGTTCCAGTACGTGCGCCACGGCAAGGTCCTGATCGGCGCGCACCACGGGCATACCTGCAAGGCGGAGAAACTGCCTGGCGTGATGGCTGCCGACATGGCCAGGGACTGGGGCGAGACCACGCACCGACACTGGCTGACCGGCCATGTCCACCACGAGTCGAAGAAGGAATACGCCGGCTGCACGGTGGAGAGCTTCAACACGCTCGCCGGCAAGGACGCGCATGCCGCGAATGGCGGCTGGCGTTCGAACCAGTCCATGTCGTGCGTCGTCTACCACCGCGAGCGCGGTGAGTGGGCGCGATCCAAGGTCTTTGCTGACGCCTTCGAGGAGGCTGCCTGATGGGTCCGCTGAACCTTTCTCGTGAACTTACGTGGTTCGCACGTTTCGCCATTGCATTTGCAGTGATCGGGTGGATTTGTGCCGCCTGGTGCGTGCTCTCGTGGGTGTTCCATCACCTGCGCACGGTGTTCCTGTGAGCACTAAGACGGACGACACCTACGAACCGGAGCCGGTCGAGATCTGCGACGGCAGCGTGCTTCTGCAGGACCCGATCGAGTTCTACGAGCTCACCAATTCCGTTGCCGCCATGGTGCGCGACGGGATCCTCTTCGTCCTCTGTCGCGACACCCTGAAGTGGGTGAACGTCGAGGACGCCAGCAAGAAGCCGGCTGCGAAGCTGTCGGCCATCAAGGGTGGAACCGATGGAGCAAAGTGATCTCGCCAAGGAAGTAGGCGCGGCGGCATGGCGCGCGGCTCCCGTCGCTGGCGGCCTGGGCATCGTGAAGACGATGGGCGCGTGGGGGCCGCAGGAGTGGTCCTACGTTCTCATCGGCGCGTACGCCGCCATGCAGATCGTGTATCTGGCATGGAAGTGGCACCGCGAGTGGCGCACGCCGAAGGTGTCCGCGTGAAAGCGCGCATCGTCAGCGCAGCGGTAGCGCTTATCGCTGGCGGACTGGTTGCCAAGTACGAGCCTTCGGCGACGCCTGGCAAGCCCTACTGGGACCCGTGGGGCAAGGTGTGGACGGTCTGCGACGGCCATACGGGTGGCGTGAATCCGAAGCGGATGTACACCGAGGCCGAGTGCAAGGCCTTCCGTGACGCCGACATCGCTGCGGCGAACGAGACGGTGAACAGTTGCCTGCCCATGCCGAAACTGCCCCAGATCGAGGGCGCGCTCACCGACGCCACCTACAACGTGGGCCGGAAGGTCGTGTGCGGCTCGACCCTGCAGCAGAGGGCAATCGCCAACGACTGGCCCGGCGCATGCGCCGAGCTCGACAGGTGGCGCATGGCGGATGGCCGTGTCCTTCCCGGCCTCGTCCGTCGCCGGTCCGATGATCGCGGCGTCTGCGAAGGCCGCGCGGTGATCGATTACTACGACACCTGGCTGAAGGAGCACGGCGCATGAAGATCCTCGCCCTGATCATCGTTGCGATCGTGGTGTACGTGACGGGTGTGTTCTGGCTCGCCCGCGACCGGGATGAAGGATGAGCCCCCTGCGCATCGCCGCGTGGGTCGCGGCCATCGCCCTGATAGCGGGCGCCTTTGCTCTCGGCCATCACGGTGCCGCGCAGGACGGGGCGCTGGAGCTCGCCAAGTACCAGCAGGGCGTCGCCCAGGACAACCAGCGTGCCACCGCCGCGCAACTCGAGTACGAACGTGCCCAGGCTGTTCAATTCGATGAAACGGCCAAGAAATTTGAACAGGACAAGGCCAATGCGAAAGCCACTTCCGATCGCGTCGTTGCTGATCTTCGCAGCGGCAATCTCCGCCTGCAGCAGCGCTGGGCAACTCAAGTGCTCGCCAGTCAGGCCGCAACTGCAGCCGGTCCCGGCGGGGCTGATGCAGGCGCCGACGACCGAGCAGAAAGTGCGGGCCGAATTGTTCGAGCCGCAGCCGAATGCGACGCCCAAGTCCGCGGGCTCCAAGACATCTTGACCAAGGAACGCCAATGAGCAACCACCAGTTGAAGCAGCTCCTCGCCACCCAGCGTGCCGCCGTCGCCGGACGCACGTTCGACCAGGTGCCTGAGGCCTTCAAGGATATCGAGGCCACCAAGCTCGCCATGCGGCGCGCCGGTATGCGCGTGCCGGCGGCGGTGGTGCGCTGATGAAGCGCCTTTTGCTCGAGGTGTCCAGCCTCATCACGGATCGCGAGTCCGAGGTCGTCACCTACCAGCTCGGCGGGCAGGGTTGGCGCTTCACGGGGCAGATCGTGAAGAGTCGAACCGATGCTCCGTATACCCAGTGGGTCGGCGAGGTGCCTGACTCTTGGGATGTGTCGCTCCTTACGCCGGACGCCCGCCTGAGACTGATCGTTGAAACGATTGAGGCCTACGCATGATCGAGCGCCTGCGAGCCGCCTGGGCCGCCCTGCGCGGCGGCCTCGTTCTGTCCGGGCACGGATGGGTGGCGGTCTACAAGACGCCGCAGGGTGGGGAGGCGGTGCGCTGGGACGGGCTCACTCCGGGCGATGCCGCCCGGATGCTGTATCGCGCCGCTGACGCCACCGTGGACGCGACGAATCAACCCACGGTGCACTGATCATCGGCGGGTGTAAGACGCTTCACCATCCTCGGTAAGGGTCCACACCTCGTCCGTCTTATAGGCCTCCCGAACGACAGTAAACGAATTCGGGAACTTCATGACCCAGATCTTGGGGATCTCGCTGTGCGGACGATATTCGGCCGACATGTCCCGCCAAGCCTGGTGGATGCGCTGCCAGATGCCCTTGGAAATACGTGCAGCCCCGAACCACCGGTACAGCTGATCCCATCGAAGCGAAACGGCCCCATCGGCAAATAGGGTTTCGATGAACTGGGCGAACTCGATCTCGTGGTGTCGCTGCATTGGCCGATCCTCGTTAAGTGGCGACAAACAAGATAAGGAGTCCTTAAGTGGATAGCAAGCCCTATGATCGATAAAAGCGATAAGAAGTCTCCCAAGCCCCGGACAGGTCCAACCACGTGGGGCAAGGGCAAGTCCGGGAACCCGGGCGGGCGATCGCCGCGTGTCGGGCCGAATGGTGAGACCGTCGCCGAGCTTGCGCGCGCCCATACCGCCGACGCGATCAACACGCTCGTCGCCGTGTGCAACAACCAGAAGGAGTTGTCCTTCGCCCGCATCTCCGCAGCGAATGCCCTTCTGGACCGCGGCTGGGGCAAGCCCAAGGAAAGTGTCGACATCGACGCGAACATAAAGGGAGCCGGCATGCCCGTCATCCAGATCGTGCGTGCACCGGCGGACGATGGCGCGGGTTGAGCTCACCGACCCACAGTTCGAGTTTGTCACCGCCGAGGACCAGTTCCCCGCCATGGTGGCCGGATTCGGTAGCGGGAAGACCCATGCGTGCGTGACGCGCGCGCTGCTGAAGAAGACCCTCTATCCGCGCCAGAACGTGGGCTACTACCTGCCCACCTACGACCTGGTGAACACCATCGCGTTCCCGCGCTTCCAGGAGTCGCTGGAGCTGTGGGAGGTCCCGTACAAGCTCAATAAGAACGAGAAGATGATCCACTTGGAGGGTGGTGGATCCTTCATCTTCCGGACCATGGACAGCCCGGAGCGCATCATCGGCTACGAGGTGGCGGATAGCCTCGTCGACGAGCTCGACACGCTGCCCGAAGAAAAGGCGAGTAACGCCTGGAACAAGATCATCGGCCGTAACCGGCAGAAGAAGCCGGACGGCAGCCTGAACACCGTCGGCGTAGGCACCACGCCTGAAGGGTTCCGATTCGTCTACGCACGCTGGCAGAAGGACCCGCCGCCCGGGTACCGGATCATCAAGGCGTCGACGATGAGCAACGCCCGGAACCTGCCTGCGGGCTATATCGAGAGCCTGCGCACGTCCTATCCGTCGAACCTGCTCTCCGCCTACCTGGACGGCGAGTTCGTGAACCTCGTGGCGGGCTCGGTCTATCCGGAGTTCGACCGCGTGCTCAATGCCACCGGCGAGACGATCCAGTCCGGCGAGCCACTCCACGTAGGCATGGACTTCAACGTGGGCAAGATGTCCGCCGCGGTCCACGTGCTTCGTGGCGATGAGCCGCACGCGGTGAAGGAGTACACCAAGGTGCTGGACACGCCGGCGATGTGCGCGCTGCTGAAGCGCGAGCATCCGGGCCACCCGATCATGGTGTACCCCGACGCCAGCGGCCAGGCTCGCAAGTCGAATAACGCGAGCAAGTCGGACCACGCCATCCTGCGAGCCGCCGGCTTCAGCGTTCGCGTGAACGCGACCAACCCCCGCGTGAAGGACCGCGTGTTGGCGGTCAACGCCATGGTGCTTAGGGACAAAGACCAGAAGCGCCGCTATCGCGTGAATCCTGATACCTGCCCGGAGCTCGTCGAGGCACTGGAAAAGCAGGCGTACGACAAGCACGGCGAGCCGGATAAGGCCGGCGGCCTGGACCACATCATGGATGCGGCCGGCTACTTCATCGTCTACCGATACCCGATCCAGCACCGGATCGCGCAAGTTCAACCTCTGAGACTCTGAAATGCCCCTTGCCGTACACCACTGCACGCCGACCGTTGCCGAGATGCGCACCGACTGGTGCTACACCGAAGCCCTCATGGCTGGAACGCGCGCCATGCGCGCTGGTGGCACGCAGTTCATGCCGAAGTGGCCCAACGAGGAGAAAGAGGCGTACGAGGCGCGCATTCGAACCGCGACGCTGCTCCCGGCATACCGCCGCACCGTGTCGGTCATGGCGGGCAAGCCGTTCTCCAAGGAGCTGACGGTAAAGGCATCGTCGGACCAGCTCCAGGACGAATGGAAGCCATGGCTCGATGACATCGATCGCAATGGCGTCAGCCTGAACGTCTTCGCCAGCGAGATGATGCAGGAGATCGTGGCACACGGCCTGGCGGGTATCTACGTCGACGTACCGAGCACACAGGACGTGCCGAAGACGGTCACCGGTGAAACTACCGTCGCGGCTGAGCGTGACGCCGGCGTCCGGCCGTATTTCGTGCGCGTCAAGCACGACCAGATCCTCGGATGGCGACTGGACGACAAGGGTGCTCTCGCCATGCTCCGATTTAAGGAGTGCACCGAAGCAGAAGACGGGCTGTACGGAACGAAGGAGGTGAACCGCGTTCGCGTCCTGACGCCGGGCCATTGGGAGCTGCACGAAGCTACGGGCACCACCGGCGCGGACGGGGTCGAGGTGTACCAGGTCATCGACTCTGGGACGACCTCGCTCTCGGTCATTCCGTTTGTCGCCTTGTACGGTGAACGCCTCGCGCCGATGATTGGCCGGCCACCGCTACTGGACCTCGCGTTCCTGAATGTGAAGCACTGGCAGAGCCAGAGCGATCAGGACACGATCCTGCACGTCGCTCGCGTGCCGATCCTGGCGATGATCGGCGCCGATGAGAACAGCCAGTTGGTGGTCGGTGCGTCTGCGGCGGTGAAGTTGCCACTGGGTGCCGAAATGAAGTTCGTCGAGCACACCGGGGCTGCGATTGAGGCTGGCGAAAAGAGCCTTGAGGTTCTTGCGGAGCAGATGCTCCAGACCGGAGCGGAGCTGCTCGTCCAGAAGCCGGGCCAGCGCACCGCCACCGAGGACTCGAACGATGCCGAGGGCAACAAGTGCGACCTGCAGCGCATCGTCGAGTCGTTCGAGGACTCCCTCGACCAAGCTTTCGTCTACGCCGGCATGTACGCCAAGAAGGACCCCCCGCAGGTCACCCTGTTCAAGGACTTCGGGGCCGCCACCCTCAGCGACGCCAGTGCGCAGCTCATCCTCTCCATGCAGCAGGGCGGCCTGATCACCAAGGAAACCGCGCTCCGTGAGCAGCAGCGCCGCGGCGTGCTGTCCCCGGACATCGATCTCGCTGTGGAGATCGCGGCGGCCGAGGCCGAGGGGCCTGCGCCGGGCACGCTCGGCACGGGCGAAGGCGGTGACCCCGCCCGAGGCGAGGCGTGAGTACAGCCAACGCCGCGCTGCAGAGCTGGTCGATCGACCACGAGCACGACGTTTTGCGCTTCAGCGTGGGCGTGGTGCAGCGGATGATCGCAGTCCTGAATCGTACGGACGCCAGCCTGTCGGCTCAGCTGGCCGAGGCGCTGATGCAGATGGACCGTGCGAGCTTCACGGTGGAGCGCATGGAATCGCTGCTCATCTCGGTCCGCCAGTTGAACACGCAGGCGTACGCCGCGGTGATGTCGGCCCTTGAGCCGGAGCTGCGCGGGTTCGCGCGGGTCGAGGTGGCTGCGCAGCTGTCGGGGTACATGGCGGCTGTCCCGGCCGAAGTCCAGATCCACTTCCCGGTGGCAGGGGTGTCTTTCGATCAGGTCTACGCTGCGGCGCTCTCCCGGCCGTTTCAGGGTCGCCTGCTCAGGGACTGGGGCAAGAACCTCGAAGAAAGCCGGATGTCCTTGATCCGTTCTACGGTGCGGGCGGGATTCGTTGAGGGTAGGACGACACCGGAGATCATCAAGCAGCTCCGCGGCACGCGCGAGGCGCGGTACGCCGATGGCCTGCTAGCCAGGCCGCGTCGAGAACTGGCGACAGTGGTGCAGACCGCGCTGAGCCATACGGCGCAGACCGCACGGCAGTCGATGATGGACGCCAACGCCGATCTCGTGAAGGCGACAAGCTGGCTGTCGACGCTCGACAACCACACCACGCCCGAATGCCGCATCCGGGATGGCAAGCGCTATACGGCCGACACCCATAAGCCGATAGGGCACTCGATCCCATGGCTGCAGGGCCCGGGTCGGCTGCACTTCAGATGCCGTTCGATCTCGGTGGCGGTTATGAAGTCCTGGCGCGAGCTAGGCATCGACCTCGACGGCCTGACGCCAGCGACCAGGGCCAGTATGGACGGGCAGGTGCCGGCGGAAACGACCTACCCGGAATGGTTCGCGAAGACGTCGCCAGAGCGGCAGGAGGAGATCCTGGGCCCGGCCCGGTATCAGCTTTTGAAAGCCGGCAAAGTTACGTTTGAAAAGTTCTACGACGACCGGGGGCGGTTCCTGACGCTCGCCCAGTTGGAGGCAATGTCTAGCAGGTGAACGGGCCTGACGAAATGAGAACAGCACTTCATTTTGCAGTCGAAAAATCCGTGCTTCACTAGATGTCGCGGCAGGACTTGGTGCCTAGGAATGAGGCCCTCAAAAGGGACTTATTGAGCCCTTCCAATGAGTTACGTACGCGGCAACACTTACACCACGGCATTCGACGGGAGCGAGAAGAGATGACGATCAACAGGGGCAGCACCATGGTGACCAGGATCAGGCCAGGCGTGAGCAGCGAGGAGGCCCTGACGCATACGGCATGCGTGTTGCGTGGGATCAGGGCGGTAGTCGGTAGCGGGGTCGCCTCGGGCGGCCTAGACGGGGACACGTGCTACTTGGTTGAGTCCACCCTCGGCAGTCTCGCCGCTCTGGTCGATGGCCTCATGGCGCTGGAGCGACAGGCAGCTTGACAACGTTCCGGCGAATGCGAGCATTCGCCACGATGCCAAGACTTCGCGTAATCGACGGCACGAAGCCGCCCGATACGCCCGCCCAGCGGGTGCGTGAACGCGTGCGCAAGGTCGCCGTTCCGCACCTGCCATCCTGCCGATCCTGTGGCGGGCACGAGACAATTACCGCGTCCGTGGGCAAGACCAAGAACAAGCTGTGCGTCGTCTGCCTGTTGCAGGGACGGCGCGTGGTGATCGAATGAAGATCAGATGCCATCGAGGAACGCTCGAGGCGGCAATACTGACGGTTCTGGAAATCGAACCTTCCATATCGGCGGTTCGAAACTTCCTCAACGAGTTCGATCTGCCTGTCCGTGACGACGACCGTGTCGAAGTCGTCAAGTACGGCAAGGGCATGGATGAGCGGATCGGGTGGGACACGCACCTGGTTCTGGTCAATGGTTCCGCTACGGCGTTTACCGACGGACCAGTGGCTTAGCCACAAGGCACGCAAAA